ATAATAACTTAGTAGAGTTTATAAGTGTAGATCAACCACAAAAGATTAGAGGTCGTAAAAGAGATATATTGTTTATCAACGAAGCTAATGAATTAGACTTTGAAGATTGGCAGCAATTAGTATTTAGAACACAAGAGAAAATAATATTAGACTATAACCCTTCAGATGAATACCATTGGATATACGATAAAGTATTAGTTAGAGATGATGTAGAGTTTTATAAGACTACTTATTTAGATAATCCTTTTTTAGATAAGTCTATTGTAAAAGAAATAGAATTACTTAGAGAAACAGATGAGCAATATTGGCAGATATATGGATTAGGTGAAAAAGGTATTAGTAAAGCAACTATATTTAATTATGTTGAGGTACCACATGTACCACACGATGCTGAGTTAGTTAGTTATGGAGCAGATGCAGGATATACAAATGATCCTAGCACATTAGTTAGTGTTTATAAGAAAGATCATAACTTATACATAGAAGAACACTTATACCGTACTATGATGACAACTACAGATTTAAGTAACCACTTCAAAGAAGTAATAGAAAACAAAAGAAGTCCTATATACTTTGATGCTGCAGAACCTAGATTAATTGATGAGCTACGAAGAATGGGACATAACATACAACCAAGCTTAAAAGGTAGAGATAGTATAAATGCAGGTATTGACTTATTAAAAAGATATAAGATACATATAACAAGCAATAGTGATAATGCTATAAGAGAGTTTAGAAACTATAAATGGTTAGAAGACAAGACAGGTAAATTAACTAATAAGCCAGTAGATAAAAACAACCATATAATAGATGCAGTTCGTTATGCTACATATTCTATAATGAGTAGACCAAACTTTGGTAGATATGCAGTACATTAATCTCAAAAATAATTTAAAAAAGTTTATATATAAGTATGAAAGTTAATTTAAGAATACCAACTACTTTAAATGATGTTACACTTAAGCAGTATCAAGAGTTTTCAAAACTTGAAAGCAAGTTAGATGAAACTAACGACGCTGCAATACAACTAAAGATAGTAGAGATATTTTGTAACGTACCAGAAATAGTAGTTAGAAATATGAAAGCTACAGATATAGCAGAAGTTTGTGAAATCATAAATGGTATGTTTGATGTACAGCATCAGTTAATAAATAGGTTTACACTTAATGGTGTAGAGTATGGTTTTATACCTGAGTTAGATGATATGTCATTTGGAGAATATATGGACTTAGATACTTTTATAGGAGATAACGATAATTTACACAGAGCATTAAATGTATTGTTTAGACCAATAGAACATAAAAGAGGTAATAGATATAAGATAAAAGAATATAACCCAGATACAAGTGAAGAAGCAAAAGAGTTTCCATTAGACGTAGTATTAGGTGCAATTATTTTTTTTTACAATTTAGGCAAGGACTTATCGATGGTTATGCTGAACTCTTTGGGCAAGAAGAACGAGAAGGCTTTAGCTCAACATCTGCTTTCACAGCCAAATGGGGATGGTTTAACGCACTCTATGGAATCTCTAACGGAGATATTACAAAATTTGAAAATATCACTAAACTAAACGTACATCAATGTTTAACGTATTTAGAATATACAAAAGAGAAAAACGATATAGAAGCAGCAAAAATTAAAAACAAATTTAAATGAGCCAAACAGGGATAAGAGGATTTTATCAATTAACAGAAACTATAAAGACACAACTCTTAAGTGATGTTAATGTAAACACAGTTACAACAGGAGATATATTTGACATAGACTTATCTAAGCAAAGTATATTTCCTTTATGTCATATTATTATAAACAACGTTACTACACAAGAACAAGTATTGTTATTTAATATAACTGTTATGGCTATGGATATAGTAGACGAAAGTAAAAGTGAAACAACAGACATATTTGTAGGTAACAACAACGAGCAAGATGTACTTAATACACAATTAGCAGTATTGAATAAACTCGTAATGGTATTACGTAGAGGTACATTATATAGTGATAAGTTTCAATTAGAAGGAGATGCAACATTAGAACCTTTTTATGAAAGGTTTGATAATAGACTTGCTGGCTTTGCTGCTACTATGGATATTGTAATACATAACGATATTGATATATGTTAGCAGACCAGTATTTAAGAGATGAATTAAATAAGTTTGCTAAGTATGTTATACAACAATCACGTAGTAATCTATCTAAGGGTAAAAAGAATGTTTCTAAGGAACTTTATAATTCTTTAGGATATGAAATAAATCAAAAAGGTTCAACAATATCCTTAGGCTTTGATATGGTCGATTATGGTAAGTTTCAAGACAGAGGGGTTAGTGGTACGGAAAAGAAATATAATACACCATATAAATACACAAACAAGATGCCACCAGCTAAGGCATTTGACAAGTGGACTGTTAGAAAGGGAATAGCACCAAGAGGTAAAGGTGGTAAGTTTGAAAAGAGAAAAGGATTGAATTTTGCAATAGCTAAATCAATATATAAGAAAGGAATAAGACCAAGTATGTTTTTTACAAAGCCTTTTGCTGCTGCATTTAAGAGATTGCCAGAAGAATTAGTAGAAGCATACTCAATAGGAATAGAGAAACAAATACAAGTAAACATAAGTAAATGAGCAAAATAAACGTAAGAAGTCCATATTACATATATGATACAGTTGCTAATTTAACAAGCGATAAAATAGATATATACATATATACTGGAACACAAGGTAGTAGACCGTCTACACCTACATATCAATTAACTAGTAATGCAATTGATGATAAGGTTACTTTTGAGATAAGTGAATTAATAAAAGATTATTTTACAAATAATTTTGATGGAGATTACGTAAGTGATTTCTTTTGGGTAGATTATGAAATATACAGAAGTGTAAGTGGAGGTGCTTATGTTAGTCAAGGAATGGTATTAAACAAAGGTTTTTATGGATATGGATTTTTTGAAGACGGTGCAAACCCACAGAACTCACAAGGTCTGTTACAATCTAATACTACAATAGTAAAGTTAGATGATGCACCAGCTACAATAGCAGTAGACACCTCAACAACAAGTCAAGTAACATACGAACTAAACGGGCAACAAGTATATACGAAAGCTATAAGTTCAAGCACAAATAGTAATGCACAAATAGAATACGTTACAAGCGGTATAAATGGCTCTGATGAATTTGAAGATAGAGTAATACAAGATGGTGGCATATTTGAAGGTAGTGATTGTTTAAGTGAGTTCTCTAAAGAATATACATTGTTTGACTTTGATACGATATATGTAGATACTACAAGTGGTGTAACTAAACTAACAGTTAAAAGCGAAAGCGAATGTAAGTTTACACCATACAAAGTAACATTCATAAACAAGTTTGGTGCATTACAAGATATATGGTTTTTTAAACGTACTAATGAAACACTAACTACAAAGCAAGAAAAATACAAACGTAATACAGTTGTTAATGGTTCTTATGATATTAGCAAACATCAAAACAAAACACTTACAAAGAATGGTAAAGAGAAATTAACACTAAACACAGGATATTATCCAGAGTCTTACAATGATGTATTTAAAGAAATGCAATTGAGTGAAGATTGTTGGATAGAGATAAACTCAAAAACATTACCAATACAAGTAACAAGTAGTTCTTTAGCATATAAGACACAACTAAACGACAAGATAATAAATTACACAATAGAAGTTGAATTTGCTTTTGACACTATAAACAATATACGTTAATGCAGATAATAGAACTATACATATTAGATACTAGGGTAGATTTATTTGAAGATGAAAGTATTTCTATAACTGATACTATACAAAATGTAAAAGATATAAGTAAAATATTTACACCTTTCTCACAACAGTTTAATTTACCAGCTTCTAAAACAAATAATAAGTTATTTAAGCACTATTATAATTTCGAGATAGATGGATCATTTGATGCTAGATATAAAGCTAATGCAGAAATAAAACTAAATGGTGTTACTTATAAAGTAGGTAAGATAAGATTAAATAGTGTAAGTTTAAAGAATAATGCACCTAACTCTTATAAAGTAGTTTTTTTTAGTGATACTATAGAACTAAAAGAAGTACTAGCAGAGGATCTATTAAGTGATCTAACTTATGACGATGCAATGAGCTTTACTTATGATAACACTGAAATTTATAATAGGTTTACTACTTTAAACGGTGATGTAGTTGTTCCTTTAATTACACATAGTGCTAGATTCCAAATGCACAGTAATGGTACTTACGAAGATTTAAATAATAATAAATTAACTTATTTAGATTTAAAACCAGCAGTAAAAGTTAAAAAGATTATAGAGGCAATAGAAACATCTTATCCAGAGATAGAATTTAGTAGTAACTTTTTTAATACTAATGATTTTAATAATATCTATTTATGGCTACACAGAAATAAAGGATATATCTCTAATGCAACAGAAGGAGGAAGTATATTCACAATTACTAATAGATTACATTTAACAACAACACCATCACCTACTTGGGATTTAGATACTGGAGTTGAGCAAAGACCATTAATAGGTGGTAATAATATTGGTGGTGGTACAAGTACTGCTGTAGAGCAAAGATATTTATTTAGCTATACTTTAAATACATCAAGTACTGATCCTTACACTGTATCAATAGGAGATGCTGGTCAATATATAAATGAAACTTTAGAAAATGGAGGTAACTTTTCTGGAACATTTAATATTAGTGTAGGTAATATTTTTGGATTTACACCAAATCCTCTAAACATACCATTTACTGTTTCAAGTACTAATACTTTTACTATGGTACAAGGCTTA